CGCATACTACATTGCCCGTTTTGTGGTAGTGATATTGATGATCCAGATTACATGGACGAGATTGAATGGGATGAAGATGAGGAGTCTTAAAAAAATACTCCAAATGATTGAAAAGTTTTTGGGAAAACCATATTGGTATTATAATGAAACACCACCTAAATAATTGGTTAACATGGCCAGAGAAAAATGAAAAAACTACCATCAACATATACCCAATGTTTGATGAATACCCAAAGACTTTGAAAGAGTCGTTAAAACTACAAGCACAATACATATGTGATAACTATGAAAACTTAGTTATATTTTTCTCTGGTGGAGTTGACTCTCAACAAGCAGCATGGGCTTTTAGAGAAATTAATGCAGATGTTGAATATGTTTTTATGTCATATGAACATAACGGCAACTTTAACAAAGAAGAATATTTCTTTGCAAAGTCATTTGCTGATAGACATGACATAAAATTTAAAGTTGAAACCATTGACACATCAGATATGTTAATTGATGTTATCGTTCAAGACTTCAATTATTTTGAATGTGAAACTGGTTTTGGTGCTTTATTACAACAGTATGGGTTTAAAGAATATGTACAAAGAAACCCAGAGAAAAACTTAGTGATATCTTATGGAAACTTTCTTTATAAAAGAGAGGGTGATGTTTGTTACGGAATGGTTCCTAGCCCATATCGTGGAACCACTCAAGGTTTCTGTCATGATGAATACATAGCATTTTATTTTTATACGCCAATCATATTTCAATACTATGAATATCTACATAGAAAGGATAAAGAACTGCAATACCTAAAACGATACCAACCAAAGAATTTAGCATTCACAGAGTTAGGTTGGAATCTAAGACCAAAGATGAATTCTTGGGAACAATTTTCAGATGATGACTATGAAGATTTTACGATGATAAATTTTGGTGATGACCATTACTTTTATGGTCATGGTCTTGTTGGAGGCACTAGGAGTTATCTAAAACATTCATCGTTTTCAGAAAAAGACAAAAAAGATTTGAGAGCAAAAAAGAAAGAGAAACAATCATTCACAGATTATTACTCTCCATTGTATGAGTTTAAAACAGATGTATGATGCCGTAATATTTACAGAGGTTAGTAATTGGCCTATTCCTATGAAAACCATAGGTGCATATAAAATTGCTCAGTCTATGAGACAGAGGGGATATAAGGTAAAGGTTATTAACAATTTTCTAGAAGTATGGGATACTCAAAAAGAAGAATTAATACTTTGGATGAAAGATATTTTAAAGTCTGATGCTAAATTTATAGGTATCAGTGGGACTTTTGCTTCTGGACCAAGACATATTAAAAAAGAATATAATTTTGGGTCAATTTTAAAAGACGATCCTTGGACCACGTTTAATTTGTTTCTGGATGATATGAAAAAATTTTTTCCAAAGGTGCCAATCGTGTTAGGTGGTCACACCATAGCAGCTAGAAATATTTTTGTCAAGCTCAAAGACAGTAAAATAGATTATTGGGTAGATGGAATAGCAGAAGAATCTATACATAAATTTCTTGATGATATAGCCCCACCTCAAAGATTTCGATATGATGTTTTGGGTTTGTCACATGATTTTCATAATAGTAAACCAGTTTTTATAGAAGAAGATGGAGTAATGCCTTATGAAGTTTTACCTTTTGAAATGTCTAGGGGATGTAGATTTAAATGTTCGTTTTGTTCTTTTCCATTGTTAGGTAAAAATCCAAAGGATGACAAATATTTAAGATCAGAGAAAAGCATATACGATGAACTAAAAAGCAACTATGAAAACTTTGGTGTTACAAAATATAATATGTTATGTGATACTTTCAATGAGACAACGGAAAAAATTGAGATGTTGTGTCGAGTTCAAAACAAACTAAAAATCAATATCAAGTTCTCTTCATATCTAAGGGTTGACCTGTTACATGCTCATAAAGAACAAATACCACTTCTTCATGAAGCTGGACTAAACACTTGTCATTTTGGTTTAGAGTCATTTAACCATGAGAGTGCAAAAGCAATTGGTAAAGGTTTAAGAAAAGAAAAAGTAAAAGAAACTTTACACTTATGCAAAGAAATATGGGGAGATGATGTATTGACGAATGGTGGGTTCATCACAGGCTTGCCATACGAAACTCCCGACACAATGGATGTTTGGTGCCAAGAACTTTTTGATGAGGAGTATCCGTTAGATACTTGGTATTTGACAACATTGGCATTTATGAATCGAGGAAAAGATGTAGACGCATATCCTTATTCATCTGCTTTTGAAAAAGACCCTGCAAAATATGGATATACATTTGAGGATGCAAGTGAAGATGAACCTACGAATTGGAACAATGGAAGTTTTACAAAAAAGTCTGCTATCAAGTTTGCAGAATCTTGGAGAGAAAAATGGAAAGAAAAAATAAAAGTTGGAAGTTGGCATGCCATGGGTTTACAGTCTTATAATATATATGATGAGTTTCATTGGGAAGATATCCGTAAATTAAAAAGGCATCATCTGATATATCCATCAGAGGGACTTACAGAACGTCTTAACGGTTTAAAGAAAAGATATATAAAAGACTATTGGAACAGAGTGTCTATATGAAAACACAATCAGCAAAAGCAAAAGGTAGAAGATTTCAACAGTGGGTGCGAACTATTCTCATAGAGAAATTGAGTGTGCATCCAGAGGATATAGAATCTAGAAGCATGGGTGCTGGTGGAGAAGACCTCATCATGGCCCGTGCTGCTAGAGAAAAGTTTCCCTATTCAATTGAATGTAAGAACCAAGAGTCCCTTAATGTATGGAAATCATATGAGCAAGCAGAGTCGAATGCTGGTGATTACGAACCTGTTCTTTTCATCAAGAGAAACAATCAGAAACCTTTAGTGGTGGTTGATGCAGATTATTTCGTTAGTTTACATAATAGAGTGGCAAAAGAGTATGACATGGATGCTGATAGGCAATGGTTGGATGAATTATTATAAATAGTCTTATGGAACTGATTACGAGTTATTGGGAACAAATACTGATAATATGTGCAGCCTTTATTGTTGCCATAAGACTTGAATCAGAAGTCAAGTCCTTACGAAAAGATTTGGATGACATTAAAAAAAGAGATACCTACGTTGAGACAGTGAAACTTAGAGCAGAAGTTGATGTATTAAATAAACAAACTTCTTCACTGTGGGAATTTTGTAATAGTTTACGAGATAGGTTCTCAAACGGACATAAATAATTACATATAGGTATTTGGAGAAACTATTATGAAATACACCAAGGCACTATTAGTGCTTTTGGTGGTTCTTTTTCCAACTTTAGTATTTGCCGCAGACACAAATACGGTATCTTCAACGGTAGTGACAGATAAAGCGCCACCAACTGCAAATGCACCATCAGTTGTTGTGAACAACAGTGATGTGTGTAAATCGGCATACAGCGCAGCGTTACAAACAGGGTTTGCTGGTTTTGCATCAGGGATTACAGTAACAGATGAAAACTGTGAAAGAATAAAACTGTCCCGTTCACTTTTTGGTATGGGGATGAAGGTTGCAGCTGTATCAACTCTTTGTCAAGATGCGAGAGTGTTTGATGCAATGATGATGGCAGGAACACCTTGCCCCTACAAGGGAAAGATAGGCAAAGACGCATTACAGGCATGGAAAGATAATCCTAACGATATTCCAACAGGTTCAGTTTCTTTAGAGGTGGAAGAGACACAAGCGTTACTGATAACTATAGATGATGATTTCGATAAGAGTTGGCCTAATGAAGAGGAGGCCTTCTTCTATGAAAGTGAGGAATAACTGGTTGCGATTAGCATTAATTTATTGGGGCACATGTGCTATCGTTATTGGTGCAACAAGTTATGCGTTAAGTCAAGAAGCAGATGGTACTAACTGTCCATCTGGTGTAACTGGACTCTGCACGCCAGGTGTCTTTGAATCTTCAGTTGAAACTGTAACGGAAACTGTAGAGACAGACAACACTGGCACAACGACAACGACAACGACAGTAACCGACACTACCACAACAACAGTTACCAATCCAGAAACAGGTAACTTGTTGACAGATGCTAAAGTAAATGAAATGGGACGTAATTCGAGATTTGGTGGTGACATGACAGGTGATTGGGGTGGCCAAGGTGGAGCTGGTATTCGCTCTGGAAACAAATGTGGTAGTCTTGGAACAGATAAGTGTGCAGAGTTGACAACCAACGCTTCTAACACAAGTATTTTAGGACAACAAGGAATTGGTTCTTCATTCATACAAAACATTAATATGAGTTCAGTAAATCAGGACATTACTAGAGGTGGTACAGTTCCTTGGTCGATAAGAGTTTTGAAGACAGATGCTGCTGATTCAATTCACTTTAGAATACAAAAGAAAGATGGTACGGAAACTGTATTGTTAGGATCAGAAACACTATCGGCAGCTGGTGATGCATCACATAACACCAATACATTGTTTCAAGGAAACTTTCCTTTCAGTGGTGGTATGACATTATTATCAATTGAGGTATCTGGTAGAGATATTCCAGCCTTGGCTATTGGTCCTTTGTTTGATGATGTTACAGTGAATGTAATATATAATGTGGTTAATACAATCGTAACTCAAACAATAACAACGCTTGAACAATTTATTGCCTTAGAAATTGAAAAAGGAACATTTGACCAAGAAAAGGTTGAAGTTGCAGAGGATATATTTGAGAACAATAATATTGTAGAAACTGAAATAGGACTTAGCATTGAACCTATAACAACAGAACCACAGATAGCAGGGCCATCTTTTGAGGCTGTAGAAATAGAAATTAACACAGAGATAGGAATGTCAGAGATTACGGTGGACATGGATATACCCACACCCACTGTAGAAGTCCAGACATCAGAACAAAACGTAGAAACAGAGATAGAAACGGAGATAAGCAATGATATCAATAACGACATGGCATCCTCTGGGGGAGTGGCTTCCGAAGAAGATGGTTCACAAGAAGGTGGAGGAAGCGTATCAACCAACGAGCAAGAAGCAGAAGCAGAACCAACAGTTGCAGAAGGATCATCAGAGGCCTCCGAAAAATCTGAAGAGGGAGGAGAAAGTAAATCTTCTAGTGTAGAGGAAAAGAAAGAACCAGAAAAGGTAGCAGAGAAGAAAACTGAAAAACCTAAGACAAAGGCAGAAAAGAAACAGGAAGCAAAACAAAAAGCAGCAAATAAGATTGTCAAAAAGATGGGAGATAAAGGTAGATATGATGATGCAAATCAAATGAAAACTTTAGTGGTGATGCAAGTGTTAGGTGATACGAAAAGTTTCTTTGATAACCAAGCACAGTTGCAAGATACGCCTGGGTTCTTTGATAATACAAGAGTTCCAGATGCTCAGATATCAGATAACAATGCAGCTGCTTATTTTATGATAGGAGGAAGTGACGCAAAAATGGATGCGTTAACTGATTTACAATACAGATAAGGAGATAAAAATGTCAGACGACGGCAAAACAGAAGTTGAGTTTGCCGGGGTCAAGTTTCGAGGTGGAAAGATATTCGTTATTATCACAGCATTGAGTACCCTCGGCGGTGGTCTTTACGCAGGCTTTGAGTTCTGGAAAGACTACATGGATATGAAAGAGAAGATAGAAACATATGTTGCACCAGATATGTCAGGATTTGATAAACGGATAGCAATCATGGAATCTAGAATGAACGAGGAGATAGACCTGTTCAAAGAGGAAATGAATGTGCTGAAGGATGAGGTTAAACTAATAGCTGGTATTAACCGTGATATGAAGGTAGATATGAAGCAAGATGTTCGTAGGATTGAGAAGATTGTGGAAGATACGGAACAGAGAGTAAAAGAAGACAGTAGAGAGTTTTCCCGTGACATGAGAGAACTAAGAGAAAACCTTGACAAGAAAATTAGAAAGGCACTTAGTAATCCACTTGCAAATATGCGAAAATAATACTTGACAATATCATCTATATAATCTATAATCATTAGAGTGAAAGATTACAGAGGAATTTGAAATGGAACTTAGCGTTTATATGCACACTGCTATCGCAATATCTTGTATGGTGGCTTGTTACTTTTGGGGAAGGTACTTTGCAAAAGGTGAAATCTTGGCAGCTGCCATTGCAACCATGTTAGAGAAATTAGAGCAGGACGATTTCGTTAGGATGACAGTTGATGAGGATGGCGAGAAATCTTTAATTCGTATCTCAGAGATTGAAATTAAAATAATGAACGAAATGCGCTAAAAAGTACTTGACAAACCCTTTACCATTTGGTAATATGATTATAGTGATTATGTAGAGGTTGTTGTGAAAAAGTTTCTAGTTCCTTTGTTATGTCTTTCCTCTGGAACTGTGTTGGCATCAGAAAGTAATTGTGATTACAAAACTAATGTCAACACAGATTTCCAAGGGACAATATCTTCATCAAAGAATTATAACAAAACAACATATCCTCATGTTGAGGATACCCGCAAATGCATTATCAAGCTTGATGTGAAAATCAATGAAGCTTGGTATCCAACTTCCGGTACATATGTTTTTGGGCCTGACATGACAGAAAATGCTGCATGTAAGAGGGCAGAGGTAAGAGCCAAGGAAACAATTCTTAGAGAGGTTGTTCCAGAAAAGTTAAACAGAACTATGAATCAAAACTGTGCAGTTCATGTGAGGACTGTCCCTGTAAAAAAAGCTCCCGTTCCAAAAGCAGAAATTAAAAAGGTTGCTGTTTATTCAAGTGGAATGTGGAAGGAAAGTGGTTGGAAGAATGTGTATACGCCACTCACAAAAGGATGTATACACTCAAATGTTCCATCAAAGGTTGTTTGGATTCATGGTAGTAAACAGTTCGCTTACAAAGAGGTATGTAGAGTAAAATGAAATATCTAATAGGATTTGGGGTTGGAGTTGTTGCAACTATGTTTTTCCCCGATTTAGTTCCGTATATCAAGAGTGCTTTTATTGAGTCGGGTGTTCGTGATTCAGCAATTCAGACTCTACAAAATGTGAAGTGAGGTTAGGATGTTTATCGTGAGAATGACAAGTGTTATTATCAATGCTGTCTGTCTTGGTGTTATTTTAGGTGCTATCGTGATTGCCCTTGGTGGTTGTGGTAATACAATAAAAGGCATCGGCACAGATATTGTGAAGATGGGTGATAAGATGATGAAAGAGGAGCCAAAAGATGTTGTCAGTAAGTAAAGCTGCCCTCATGGGGTGTGTGAGTTTGATTGCACTAAGCGCATGTCAGACCACACAAGATAGTGCCATGCCTGGCACAAGTGAAGCGGTCAATATCACTTATGAATATAAGCGTGATCGTGTAAAGGAACAACTGGATAATATTCCAGATTGGTTCAAGAAACAGCCAGATGATAATGGTAATATCTTCTCTGCTGGAACGTCTGTAACGCCTGACTTGCAGTTCTCTATTGATGCTGCTGTCTTGAATGCCAAGGTGGTATTGGCAGATAGGATTAATTCTAGATTGCGTTCTCAAGCAAAGCAGTTTAAAGCCAAGGTTGGTTCTGGTGATCTTGATGCGTCTGTCATGTCAGAGTTTGAACGTGCGGTCAAAAATATTATAGCAGATACAGATGTGTCTGGTTATAGTATGAGTGAAGTTGAGATTGTTCCACACGGCACTCAATATCGTGCATATGTTCTGTTGGAATATTCTGATGCCGAAGCAAGGAAAATTCTGACAAATCGGTTGCGTAAAGACCGTATGTTGTTTGATAAGATTCGGGCCACTAAAGCATGGAGAGAGTTGGATGAAAATGCTGACAAGCAAAAGCAAGAGGATACTGATCGCATCAAGCGTGAGTTGTCTACTCTTGATCCCAAGCCAAGTCAGGGCACTTGAGCCTATCTCCACTGTCATCGGCATAGTAGGTGGTCCGATTTTCTGTAAGATGATTGAATGCAAAAAGGTAGAGACAAACTATCTTTTTGCAGAATATCCAGAAAAGAATAAGGCGAGACTGGCTGAGATGCGTAGTAACTTCAAGTGGGGTGGTTACTATGAAGAGAATGAGTGTGTCGATTCTTATGATAAAGAACTTGACAAGAAACATACCGCATGTTATATTAAAGGGAAATGGGAGATTGTGAAATGATTACAGCGTTGATTGTGTTAGGTGCAGTTGTTGTTGTTAATGATGTTTTGTATATGGTGATAAGTTAATGAGTGGAATGCATATGCTTCCTGTGTATTATACAACTACTAATACACGCAAACGCAAGGCAGGCAAGAAGACCCAGAGTCAACTTGCTGCCGAGCGTGACCATGAAAAGTTTCTAAAGAAGATGGGTATTGGCTCTCGTAGCTCAGTAGGATTAGAGCAACGGTCTTCTAAACCGTGGGTCACAGGTTCGAGTCCTGTCGAGAGCGCCAAACCAACGGTTATGTATGACTCCTCTATGGCAAAGAAAGAGGAGAAGGTCTATACAGGAACCGAAATTATAGGTATCGCACAGATGCATAAATCTAATGCGGTTCCTGTTCGTGGAAAGAAACAAGCAGCAGAAGTTGCTACAATGAGGAGAAATTAAGTGCGAGTTGAAGTGCGTAATAATAATATTGATGGAGCATTGCGTGTTCTAAAGAAGAAGTTACAACAAGACGGTTTGTTTAATGAGATGAGAAACAGAGAAGCCCATGAGACAAAGGGTGAAAAGCGTCGAAGGAAACAGGCCTCTGGTCGCCAACGATGGCTCAAAGAACAGAGGAAAAGATTAGATGAGTATGGATTCTAGGAATAAATAGAACAATGGCTAAAAAAATTACATCAAAGACCGACAACAAAGGTTGGACTGACCCTTCTAAGAGGAAGGTTCGTAAGAAACGCAAACCTATGACAGAGGAGCAAAAGGTTGCAGCAGCAGAGCGTCTTGAGAAAGCCCGTGCTGTTCGTGCTGCCAAAAATCCTGACTATGGTATGTCTAGTATTCATGAGAGTTTGCGTGATGTACCAGATGATGCTCCAATTAATCCAAAGAAAGTAAAGCAATGGATTAAGACGCAAAAAGAACTTGCGTCTATGGAACGTAGAAATGAAAAGAAAAATGTGAAAGGTGCTCTTGCTCGTAAATTAATCCATGAAGGATATGTTCGTAATATGCAGAGATATCTACGAGATGGTGATTGGGTTGATTATTTCTATGGTGAGCATCAAGAGAAAAAGATAGGTCGTATCTGTATAGGACAAGCTTACTATTGGGAAGGGCCTAGAAAGGGTGAGCCAAAGTTTGATGTTGGCACATACTATCCACTTTTAGGAACAGTCTATACTCAAGAAATGTTTAACGAAGACAGAGGTATCAGTGATGACAGAGGACCAGAAGGAAAACCCAAGCGCAGAAAACGTAATAAAAGGGCCGTGGAAGGCAAGAGGAAGAAAAGAAGTAGTAGTTCCTGATGTTGATGTAATCGCAATTCAAGAGAACATCATGTTCGCTGATGATCTAACGGAAACTCTTCTGGTGCAGATGATACATACTATGGGAGAGAACGGTATTGACATTGGTGGTAAAGAATTTGTCAGAGACATTGGATTTGTTATTGAAGCAGTCAAAGGTACAATTTACCGTGACATGCAGTTAGCACACCCTATGAATAGGATTATGGAGTTGCTGACAAAAATTAATGTTGATGAGAAGAATAGTACGCACAGTCAAGTTGATTTAGAGCTGCTTGATAAAGTTAGTATTGATGAAATTGATATAGACAACGAACCAACACCCGCATGAGGTTATAATGATTTTAGTTGATATGAACCAGATTAGTCTGGCAAGTGTGATGATGCACTTGAACATTACGAAGAGAGATAGTGTTGAGGGTGGTATGGTCCGACATATGATTCTCAATTCTCTTCGCATGTATCGTGAGAGATTTTTTAAAGAGTATGGTGAGCTAGTTATTTGCTATGACTCTAAACACTATTGGCGTAGAGATATTTTTCCACAATACAAAGCAGGGCGCAAGAAGACAAGAGACTCATCTAGTCATGATTGGGATGATATCTTTGAGTTTCTAAATGCGTTCAAAGATGAGATGATTGAGTTCATGCCCTATAAGGTATTGGAAGTTTATGGTGCAGAGGCAGACGATATCATCTATGCGTTGACTCGTGAGTTTGAACATGATATAGGCAAGACACTAATCTTATCTGGAGATAAAGATTTTATTCAGTTACAAAGATATGGGAATGTGACACAGTATAGCCCCATCACCAAAAAATTTGTGAATGGTGTGAATTGGAATGACTATCTCAATGAACATGTTTTAAGGGGAGATACAAGCGATGGTATTCCTAATGTATTATCACCAGACAACACTTTTGTAAACGGATTGCGTCAAAAGCCATTGGGCAAAAAGAAAATACAATCATGGTCAGACCATGACATTGAGGACGTTTTGCCTAACGATGAAGTAAAACGTAACTATCAAAGAAACAAAAAACTGATTGACCTGACAGAATCACCCAAAGAATTATTTTTGGAGTGTCTAAAGGCATACGATGATGCCCCAGAAGGTGATCGAAGTAAACTACTAAATTACTTTATAAAGAATAGGCTCAATGAGCTAATGGATTCTATAGGAGATTTTTAATGCCATACACACCACTATTTCATGAAATTTTAGAGAAGGTAGCGAAACTAAAGACAAAGAAACAAAAGGTTTCTCATTTGAAGGAACACAACACACCAGCACTTCGCATGGTTTTGAAATCGTCTTTTGATCCCAATATCATTTGGGCGCTTCCTGCTGGTGCGGTTCCATATAAACCAAATGATGTTCCAGAGGGCACAGAGCATACCTTGCTTGCTTCTGAAGCAAGTAGACTGTATCATTATGTTCAAGGTGGAAACAATGCGCTTTCTCAAAACAAGAGAGAGTCCATGTTTGTTCAGATGTTAGAAGGTCTTCATCCATCTGAAGCTGAAATTGTGGTTGCTGCTAAAGATAAGTCACTACACAAGATGTATAAAGGATTGTCTGATAACGTAGTCAAAGAGGCTTTTGATTGGGATGACAACTACATGGTTGTTGAACACGATAGACATGTGACGGTAGATGGTCCATCAAACATTACAAGCAGAGTTTAAAGAGCTAGAATACATTGCTGCCGACTTTCTAGAGAAGGAAGACTTTGAGTCAGCAGCTAAGTGTTATAGACAGTTGGTTGTGGATGATCCATACGATGCTAGAGCATATTATAATTTGGCAATCATACTGCATGACTTATCCAAGTTTGCAGAGTCACTTGCTTGCTATGAGCAAGCAATAAAACTAGGATACCACAACCCTGCCAGAGCAAATTTGAATACTGGTATGAACTATCTTAAAATGGGAGACTTCAAAAGAGGATTTCATTATGTTGATTTGAAGTCAGATGGTGCGTGGAGACTAGGAAAAAACTTTGCTTTCAATCAAGAGGCGTTATCTCATATTGATTTGTGGGAGGGCCAATCTCTTGAGGACAAAACCATACTGATATATTGTGAACAAGGATTTGGTGACAACATACAGTTTGTCAGGTACATTCCACAAGTTAGGGAGTTAGGTGGAAGAATTATATTCTCTTGCTATGACCAGTTGTATAACATATTCAAGAATAGTCCTATCTTAAAAGGTGTGGATGTTATGAAGGGTGCTTCACTCAACTCAGCTGAGTTAAACTTTAAAATCCCTCTGTTGAGTCTTCCTAGAGTTCTAGAGGCCACCATAGATAATATACCCCACACTGATGGGTACTTATCAAAAACTCATTGCAAGGATTGGAACTTGTCTGATGAGGGTATGAATGTGGCGTTGGTGTGGGAGTCGAGTGGACTTGATACTCGACGTTCCATACCCCTTGAAACGATACTACCTCTCTGTGAACTTCCTAACGTCAATATGGTAAGCATACAGAAGGGTAGTGCCATGTTTGACTATAGACGCAATCCAGATATAAAAAACTTCTTACCAAGTCTCGGTGAGAGAATAAGAGACTTCTCTGACACAGCTGATATCCTATCTCAAGTAGACTTGTTGATATCCACAGACACAGCACCTATTCATATGGGTGGAGCGTTAGGTATTCCAACATGGGGGCTGCTTCATTTCTCTGCTGACTGGCGTTGGTTTCGAGAGAAGAACTATCCTGATACTAGTCCTTGGTACGAATCAGTGCGAATCTACCGTCAAAAAGAGCCTGCAAATTGGGGTGAAGTGGTGGAACGAGTAAAAATAGACCTAAAAAAAATATCAAGTCCTTGAAACTAAACGATTCTTTTCTTCATTATTTTCTTGACAATATCTCTCATATGTCGTATTATATGTATAGTGATGATGAACAAGAGGTTCAGATGATTGGTGTCGAAGTTACTGGTGGTGTCAAGAAGGACAGAGAATTGGCCGAGGAGATTGTCTGGTTCTGTCTGGATAAGATGTTGCCCCGTCATCGTGCCTTGAACGTCACTGTCTTGTTGACCAAGACATACGAAGAAGGTGCCAAAGGGTTCTGTTATCAGGAAGATGATGACCGTGACTTTGTGATTGAGGTTGACCATCGTTTGACCAAAGCAGAGGGCGTTGAAGAGTTCATTGACACAGTTTGTCATGAGATGATACATGTGAAACAGCACGCTACGAAGAGGTTGATTGACCGTGTGCGTGGTGGTTACAAGAAGTTGTGGAAGTGTCGTGATGGTAAGTATCGTAACTATCTGAAGACTGCTTATGAGAGACAGCCTTGGGAGATAGAGGCCCATCGTGACAGTGGTAAATACATGAAAGCTTTTAAAAAGGAGTACTATGGATATGAGTAAGATGAAAGACTATTTGATGGATATCGAATCATGGTGTGATGGATATGTATTCGGTGGTGATGAGTTTGACATTGATGAGGTCGCTCACAAGGTCAATGTATGTTTTGAGTCAACTATGGCTGCTGACTATG